TTTTGATGCAGACAATGGAATTTTGGAATTTTACAAAAATGGAGTTTCGCAAGGCACTGCATACACTGGATTAACTTCAGGTCCTTATTATTTTGCCACTTCTGGCAGAAGCGCAACATCCGCAAATGATGTCACGATTAACTTTGGTCAGCAGGCTTGGGCGTATGCTCCACCCTCCGGCTTCAAGGCTCTCTGCACTCAGAACCTAACCCAGCCGACCATCCAGAAGCCTAGCAAGTATATGGATGCATTAGCATACACCGGCACCGGCGCATCCAACTCCATCTCCAGCCTTGGCTTTAGCCCGGATCTGGTGTGGATTAAGAATCGTGGAACGACGACCGATCACGCGCTTTACGACATTGTGCGAGGAGCGCAGGCTCAACTTTCAAGCAACAGCACTGCGTCAGAGGTTACTAGCTCAAGCGGTCTTACTGCATTTGACTCTGCCGGATTCACTATTGGCACAAGCAGTTTGGTAAATACAAGCGGGACGCAATATATAGCTTGGTCTTGGGACGCAGGCTCAACTACATCCACAAACACTTCCGGCTCCATTACAAGCACCGTTAGGGTAAATCCGCAGGCTGGGTTTAGTATTGTGAGTTATACTGGAAATGGTGTTTCTGGGGCAACCATTGGCCACGGGCTTGGTGTTGCTCCCAAGATGGTCATAGCAAAACTAAGAAACTCTGCCGGATTTCAATGGCCTGTCTATCATTCTGGACTAACAAGCGCATCTTATTATCTGTGGCTAAACTCGACTAATGCACAAGCACTAGATTCTGCATATTGGTCAACTACACCCACATCTTCAGTTTTTTCTGTTGGTACAAATGCAAATACGAACAACAACACAAGCCCCTACATCGCCTACTGCTTCGCCGAAATCGAAGGTTACTCCAAGTTCGGAAGCTACACTGGCAACGGGTTGGCAGACGGGCCGTTTGTGTGGTGCGGGTTTAGGCCGAGGTATGCGCTTTTTAAGTACACCGGAGGAACTTCAAACTGGACAATACTTGATTCCTCAAGAAATTCTGAAAATGTTGCAGATGATTATTTAATTGCATCAGGAAATTCCGCAGAAGCAACAGGATTTGATGCAGTAGATTTTGTTTCAAATGGAATAAAAATAAGATATTCTGGAACATCTATTAATGCTTCTGGCGGAACAATTGTTTTCGCCGCCTTCGCCGAATCACCCTTCAAATACGCCAGAGCAAGATAGGAGACCATATGTGGATCACATCAACCAATAACATCATCCGACAACCCCAAGGCATCCGCATTGAGGATGTCAACCATCCGGCCAGCATCTTCTGGTGCTGGAGCAAGGAACAGCTTGCCCAGATCGGGATCAAGCCATACCACCCGGCCAGCGTCCCGGCTGGCGAAAGGGTCACAGGCGCGTATACTGAGGAGGTGGATGGCGAGGTGTACGAGCGTTTTAACACCGAACCGATCCCGCAACCCGAACCCACCCCAGAGGAGCCAGTAAATGACCCTGTCTGAAATAGCCCAATACGCCGGTGAGAAGGTCGGCAAGACCGACTCTGAAACGCTGACTTTCCTCCAGAAAGCCGCAAGCTTGGCTTACCGACGGGTTTGGAACTTCGCCCCTTGGCGTGAGACTGTAACCAGTTCCACCTATTCGGTCGGAACCAGCCGCACCATTACCCTCGGAACCAACGTGGAGACACCGCTCTCCGTATCCTATGACCAATCAGAAGTTGAACCCATCGACCTTGCCACCATCATCAGTCAAGACGCTGATCTGCTTGAGGACACCCGTACGGGTACTCCGGTGCTGTATCACTTTACTGGCAGGAATACTAGCGGAGTTGCACAGCTTGATCTGTATCCGCGACTGGAGACTGCTGGGACGATAAGCCTGCGTGTGGTTGAGAAACTGAAATGTCTTACACGCACTAACATCATTGTTGACTTCCCCCCGACCACGCAGGCGTTGGATGACGAACTTCGCCTGCCTCATGTTCATCAGGTCATCCTTTCCCTCACCCACGCAGACGCACTGGAGCGTGAGCGGCAGTATGCCAAGGCCCAATCTGTCGTGCAGACAGCCAATGCCGATCTTGCGGCGATGGCTAACTACGAACTGAGCCAGGTTGGTGGGATCAAGCAGATCACGCCGTCCAGCTTGGGTGACCTCACCACAGAAGAAATCACAGCCTCCTAATGCCATACTACTCGGACAACCTCGACGACCTATTGGCGTTTGACGGCATCCGCAGTTTTGCGGGTGGTCAAGCCAGCGGTCTGCAATCAGACCTCTTGGCTGAGAACCAAGTTCAGCAGTTGGTCAATATGACCTTGTCACCCAAGGGCAGTCTTGAGACACGGCGTGGCTTGGTCAACTTCAACACCACGGCGACCAGCCAAGAGGGGTCGATTGGCGGGATGCGGTATTTTGATACGGCGCAATACGAGAACCTTGTCACCGTAACGCAGGGCAGACTTTACAGCATCAACTCCAACGGAAGCGCAACCCTGCACCCGCCGGATGAAATCTGGGATTCGTTTACCGGCGTAACTCGAATTTGGAACAATGAGAACCAGCAGTGGGCTGACGGATTTTCAACAACTTTCGATACCAAGGTCAGCATGGCGCAGTTTAATGACAAGATGTATTTGGCCGATGCGGACGGTCCATTGTATTACTTCGACGGTGACGTTGCCACAAGGCAGGGCGGCAAGGTTAGGGCTATCACCATCTCTACGGGCGGAACAGGCTACACCAGCGCAACGGCCATCGTTACCGGGCCGGATTGGGGCGGAACGCTTCCAACCCTAATCACGCAAGTGGCCGGTGGAGCCGTCACGGGAGTAACCGTGGTGGACGGCGGGTCTGGCTATTCCAGCGCGCCGACCGTAACCATTATTGGAAATGGGTCTGGAGCAACAGCCACCGCCACGGTCAGCCCTCCTCCGCTCAATCTAAGGATTTTAATCAACACTGGGAACCGGCTCTTTGGCGTTGGATCAGCAGCCAACCGAAATACGCTTTATGCTTCCGACATTTTGGATGCCTCCATTTGGGATGCGGCAAACTCGGTCATTGTAAACGCCGATGACGGAGATGAGATCACCGCCATCGTTCCATATTACGAGAACCGCATCATCGTCTTCAAGAAACGGCGCATATTCCAAGTTACGATTCCTCCCGATATGACCAGCGCAGCGGATTGGGTGATCCAGCTTATCTCCAATAACACCGGCAGCGTGGCGGAAGGTTCAGCCGTACAGGTCAATTCCGACATCTTCTTCCTTTCCGATGACGGCATCCGCTCTCTGGTTAGGTCTGCGGCTGACGATTTTACCTCGGTAGGTCTGCCATTGTCCGAGGTCGTCAAGGATGTGATTCAGGAAATCAACGTGGCCGAGATCGGGATCTGCACGGCGGCCTTCTACGACAACCGCTACTTCCTTGCCGTGCCGACAGAATCAAACGATTTTAACGATACCATCATTGTTTACAACACGGTCTTGGGCGCATTTGAGGGGACTTGGACTCCGAATGTCATGCAGTTTGCCTTGACCAATTTCCAAGACGAGGGGCTTCGGCTGATGAAGAAGTCCACCACTGGACAGATCCAGAAGTACAGCGGATACAAGACCCCAGCACAGGTAACAACCGCCGACTACCAGGATGCCGGTGTTGACTACGAATCCTATGTCCGCACCGCCGATATGGACTTTGGTGATCCTTTTGCCGAAAAGCATGGCAGCCACTTTGAGATTGTGTTTGACGACTCATTCTCGACCGATACGACCATCTCCATTCAACGGGATATTGACGTTGGCGATATTGACGTTCAGCCAAACCTCAATGTATCCAGCGCAGTCCTAACCTTGCCATTCGCTCTTCCGGCTCAGTTGCCATCATCGGTCAAGAAAAGGATTGCCAGCGACCTGCGGGCGTACCAGAAATGGCGTTTGTTGAATATTAAGATCACCAGCGCGGCTAACAAGCTCGCCATCCGCCAGATCACGGCTGCGGCCAATCCAGACACCATTGAGGTGCAGAAGAACATATCGTGACGGCTATGGAGTTTATCGAGGCTTCCGGCGTGCCGGAGTCAACCTGGCCAACCTTTAGGGAGTGGTTTAACTGGCACTCCGAGCGTGGCCTAGTAGGTGTAGCCAAGGATGGGGATGAGGTTGCTGGGGTAGCCATTGCCAGGTGCATTAAGGGCATGGAAGCCCCTGAGCCTTATGAACATGACGAAGCTGGAGAGAGTGTGTTCGTGGACTTGACCGTGACCTCGATTGATGGTAAAAGTAACGCCTTGAGTCGCAAGGCTCTAAAGTGCCTGCTGAGTATCCTTTGGGATAGATTCGGTCCGCGCAGGAGGATC